TAAGAAGCTAGTACAAGCTCAAGTAATCAATACAGTTATAAAGGATACGGTTACTAAAGTAATAACCGTTGATAGAAACTTTAATGAAACATTAAAGATTAATCCTTTAACTACTATCAAAGTAAGCAGAACGGATTCTATTCTAACTGCAAAAATAGATATACAAAATCAATAGATACTGTTTATTGAGGAAAAGAAAGTATACAAGAACAAATATAAAAATGGCTGGATTCGTTTCTGGCATTTTGATTGGAAGAAAATAAGAGTCAGAAAATATCAAATAGAAAATTCAAATCCGTTAATACACGTACTCGAAACTAGAATCGTGGAGATAAATAATTAAGCAAATTCCCATTTAAAACCATAGGCTGTTTTCTTACCATAACGATGATTACAACAACCAGATATATTAGCTTTTAAAAATCCTAATTCTCGTTCAATATCACCTAAACAGCCCCAAGTTTTTATGAAATTACCCTTTAAATCGTATTGATTAACTTTTTTCTTATTTGTTTCATTCATCTTATGAAAATTTTGAATGCGTAAATTTCTAGTACCATAATTAGCATTATAGGCATTATCGCACCATTCTAAATTATCGACACAGTTATTCAATCCATTTTCATCTTTATGATTGATAACCGGATAATTATTTGGATTAGGTATAAATGTTTCAGCTACTAAGCGGTGCACTAATTTCTTTAACACAAAGAAATCGTTACTAATACACACGGTATAATATCCTCGACTTTAATTCATTGAATTCTGCTATATGCCAAGTTCAGTCTGCTATATAGAATGTAGCTGCACAGACTGGTCTTACTGGTGAAAGAGTTATCAACGCTGTTAATATGGGTGACTGCAATGTAATTACGGCTATTAAGGACTGCTGCTGCAATACTTAGACTGCTATACTAAATGCTAATTATCAGAATCAGCTAGCTACTTGTCAATAGACCAATGCTATTACTAATGAGCTTACTCAGGGATTTAATGGTTTGAATTTTGCTATACAGAATGGTTTTGCTCAGTTAGGTTATACTAACTCTAACCAGACTTGTGAATTATTGAATGCAGGTAATCAGAATACTCAGCGTATTATTGATACTCTGAATAGTCATTGGAATGCTGATCTACAGCAAAGATATAATGATGCTAGACTAGAGTTATCACAGAAAGCTCAGAATGAATATCTTATCTCGCAATTGAAGACTACTACACCTGCTGCTTAATATTGATTTATGGAATTCAAAGACCTAAATATCGGTAATAATATATATATACTAGAGAGTGCTGGTACATTCAGGAAAGTGAATACCTATAATATAGGTACTGTTACTTAGATAGGTACTCCTTATGATGATAATACTGTATCTAATCCTTACTTAGTTAGTGCTGTTAAAAGGAAAGTTGTTGATATCACTATAAGCTGTGAAGGTGTATAGAAGAAATTAACTGTAGGTGCAGATAAAACCAGCATAACTGATTCTAGTATAGGTCTTACTATATCAACTAGCAAAGATGATCTAGTTATATAGTTGAAGACGCAATGCAAAGAATACGAAGACAAAATAGCTGCTATAGAATTCTATAAGGAAGAAGCAGCTAAATGTCGGCGTATTCTAGAACAGTTGAAAGATACTCCTATTACTTAGAATAAAGAAGAGTCTACTACTACAACTGATATCATTAAGGTTAGCTAATACAGCTAACCTTTTTTTGTGTATGCACGCAGTACGCGGGAACCCGCTTTGTGCTCTCGGTTACTTCGTAACCTCGCGCAGTCGCGGGTTGTCTTTACGTATGTAGAGCTGAAATTGTTTAATAAATTTCGCTCGCGTAGCTCGTGTAGCTCGCTACGCTCGCTCATTTATTAAAATAAGGCGATATAAGAAGCGCTATTAGTTCTAGGTGTGCTGTTGTAAGGCTAATAATAGAAAGTGCTATAGAGAGGCTTAAAATGCGTTTTAGAAGGTATTATAATTATAATTAGTAAAAGATATGACATTATCGAATCTCGTGGATAATATTTTATAGATAGCTCGTAATAATAATGTAGCAGAATCTGAGCATTTAAGCCGACATTAGATAGCGCTATGGATTCATTATTACAGAGCTTTCATGATTAAGCAATGGATAGATAAAGAAAGAGAACTAGAAGATCTAGATGAAATGTTTATCTAGACAATAGAGCCTATCCATTTAGACAAAGTAGAGACATCTCCTGGTAAATTTGTATATGTGGGAGATAAGGAATTACCTAAGCTAATATAGTTTAATAATAGAGTAGGAGTAGTAGCTGTAAGAGACATGTATGGTAACCTAATTCAGTTAGGTAGTTATACTAAAGCTAAACTACAGAAGTATAGGAAAGCTACATGTGCAGACTATATTGCTTGGGTTAAAGGTAATAGAATATACGTAGAAGGTGATTCTAACTAGATAGAATGGATTAGCGTAGATGTTATTGCAGAAGATCCTACAGACTTAGGAGATTGTTGGAATCCTGATATGGAATATCCTATACCTGCAGCTATGATACCTACTATTATTGACATGATACTTAGGAGAGAGTTACAAGTAATGGTATCTATGCCTAGCGATACAAGTAATAACAGCGAGGATAATACTTAGAATAGATTTAGATCGAATGGAAGATAAATTAGATTATAAACGTAAGAGTTACACTATCGCAGATTATTACCTAAGTTATAAAGAGTATATAGAAGAAGGTTCTATATATGATATACCATTCTAGACTTTTAAAGCTATATTACTAGACTATTTTAAGTATATTAGAGACGAGGTAATGTTAAATAGTAAAGAGATTAAATTACCTTGTAGATTAGGTACGCTACAGATAGTAAAGCATAAACCTAAATAGTATAATGGTAAAAGTCTTAGATGGGATTGGTAGGCTACTAAACAATTAGGCAAACCTGTATACTATTTGAATGAACATAGTGGAGAATACAAGTACAGGTTTCACTGGAGTAAGCAAGGATGTATATTCAAGAACAAGAGTAAGTATATGTTTATAGCTAGTAGAACGAATAAGCGCGAATTGGCAAAAATAATTTTTAGCAGGTAGTGTGACTATATAGAAAAGTAAGATATGATAGATAATAGATTAATTTCATCAAAGACTGTATTAGCTAAAGTAATAGCAGACCTGTCTATGCCTGAGAGAGATATTAAGATCTCAGACATGCGCGAGTGGATTGTTGAATCGATGCTGAAGATAGGGGCTATACAGTAGTATGAACATAAAGTAGTAGTACTACCTATAGACCATCATCAAGTAAAACTACCTTGTGATTTATATAAGTTAGGTTAGGTTGCATTTTCGTTTTGTGATAATGGAGGTTGGTTACCAATGCGTAAATCTACATCTAGCTTTGGAGTATTCCATGATAGAAAAGATAGTTGTTGTGATACCGATATGCTAATACAGGATAGTGCTTTGTTACCCTTAGTAAAGAATATGTTTAACTTAGTTAGCGATGAAGAAGCTTTAGCTAAGTTAAATGAGGATGACCAATTACGTAGTACTTTGAGTATCTTACTTAATCAATACACAGTAGGAACTGTTAACGGCCATATTGTACCAGGTACTTATAATCATAGAGATAGTACTATGTTTAGTAATGAGCTATAGTATACTACAAAGCCTGGCTATATAATGACTAATATGCCACATGGATTTGTTAAGATATCATACTATGCTATTTACTGTGATGAAGAAGGTATGCCTATGATACCTGATTTAGAATCTTATAAGGAAGCTATTACATGGTATATTACTATGAAGTATTATTACCCTAAATACCTTAAAGGAGATATTAATCAATCACAGTACTATGACATGAAACGTAGCTGGAATTATTATCGTAAGTAGGCATATGGAGAAGCTCAGATGCCAGGTGTAGATGATCTTCGTACAATACAAAATATTTATAATAAGTTGTATCCTGAGATGAATGACCACTCCCTTTTTTATAGTACAACCGGGGACGAATAGAATGTGTATAATCAAAACGAAAACTGGAGGTATCCTTATGGTAGAATTTAAGTTTACAAAAGAAAACAAAAGTTTAATTAGAAGATATTGTTCTGGTATATACGCTATTAGAAACGATTTGAATAACAAAATGTATGTCGGGTCCTCTTCTAATATAAAAAACAGGTATGAATATCATTTTGATTCTATAAAAAAAGGTAAATTCGTAAATAAAAAATTACAAAGTGAAATAGATAAAATTGGAATAGATAAATTTTCATTTTTGATTTTAGAAGAATGTGATGATATATTAGATACATTAAAATATCTAGAGTGTAAATACATCGATCTATACGGCAGTTATAATGTTAATTCTGTCGACGGAAAGCCGGTGTATTGTTATACAAAAACAGGCGAGTTTGTAAAAGAGTATAAAAATATTAAGTCTGCTGCAAAAGATATTGACGGATTTCCCGACAATATAAGAGCAGCAATCGATAAAAGAAAAAAATCTTATAAAGGTTTTCAATGGTCATACGTTAAGGCAGATAAACATGATATGTATAAAAGAGAGTTTAGTTATCATCCTAATAAATGTAAAGCCGTAGACCAATTTACGCTAGATGGAGAATATATAACCTCGTATCGATCTATACACGAAGCTGCTAAAAGTAACCGTATTAATAGATATAATATACAAGATGCACTTCGTAAAAAGATAAGATCTGCTGGTGGATATAAATGGGATTATTCAGTTAAACCTTATAGTAGAATATGATAAGTAAAACATTTTAGAACAATACCTTTGTTGAAGGTATGGACTGTGATACCGATATCTCTGTATTATCTAATAACAGATATAGATATGCAGAGAATATTCGTGTTATTACAAATGATGAAGGAACTAGTGGAGTGCTATAGGGTATTGAAGGAGTAAAGAAATATACAAATTCTATTCCATCTACAGAAACTATCATTGGTACTACTACTATAAATTAGTATGCTATTGTTATTACAGTAGACTCTTCTGGGTGTAATAGAATATACAGGATAACTGATTTTGATCAAGCTAGCCCTACATAGCAAGTAATACTAAAAGGTTATTTAGGTCTGTGTTAGGATTTAGATGAGACACCTAATCTTAGTTTAGTAGCTAACTATGAATCAGATGGAGTAATAAAGATATACTTCACAGATGGTAAAAGCTCTGTAAAGACTTTAAATATTAGTCCTGAATACGATAAGTACACTGGAGATAGTGAATTAGTAGATTCATCTGGCAATATAATTAATACTCTCGCTCTAGATATTACTCCGGGGTGTACACTTCCTCCTATGCGTCTATACTAGATGGGTATTGGTAGTTTACCTAGTGGAGTAGTACAGTACTGTTATCAACTATTTAATCTGCGTGGAACGGAATCAACTACTTCTCCGTTAAGCGAATTAATCCATCTTACGGCTAGTTCCACTAATCAAGATAGTTAGAATTATATGGGTTCTTATTAGGAGGAGTCTTCAAATAAGTCCTGTACTATGAGAGCAAGTCTGATAACTAAAGACTTTGAACGGTGTAGAATTATTAGACTACTATACTATAATAATAATCAACCACCTTTGATTACTATAGTAGATGAAATAGAAGTATTACCTACACAAAGTACTATCACGTATACGGATACTGGTAACTCTTACATGGGAGATATCTCTATAGATGAGTTTAATAGTCTTACAGGTTATCAGTTCATAGGTACTACTCTAACTAAGATGCAGAATAGGCTATTTGTTGCAGATATAACTGAAGATACTTGGGATCCGGGATTCTTTGACGCTAGAGCTTATAGATGTAATGCTTCAGGTACTGTAGCACTTCAATCTTCTGATGCTACTAAGAGCTTATCATTCAATATAGACTCTTATGATTTAAGCAGTATCCCTGAAGATCATGATTGCATTAATCCATATAATGATCTAGAGTACGCTACGTGTAGTTCAGATAATTTATATGTATATGGAGTATCTAGTGGAGGTAGTAGAAAATTAGGTGGTCATGGTTTGAATATAGATTATAGTTTTATAACTACTAACGTGGTACTCGCAAACGATACTAATCCTCTGTTAAGTAATGATTGCTCGATGAATGTAGATTCTAGAGTATTGCTTTCTTTAGGAAGAAATGAAATAGGGTCTTCTACGTAGGAGTCTTTTCCTGTATACGACGGCATTACCGCTAGTAGGATACCTAACTATGCAGATCCCTTTATTGCGGCTAATCTTAAGGGTTATCAAAGAGATGAGATATATAGATTTGGTATAATCTTCTATAACAGTAAGAGTTTACCTTCACCTGTATATTGGATTGGGGATATCAAGATGCCTCATGCTACATAGTCTGCACCTTTTGTAATGGAGAACGGTACTCTATACGGTAAGGCGTTAGGGATTAGATTCGTAGTTAGGAATGTCCCAGACGGTGCAGTAGCATACGAAATTGTTAGATGTGACAGAACTGAGAACGATAGACATGTCGTAATGTAGACTGTAGCATCTAATATATATGAATATAAGATACAGGAACAAGGTAAGCAGGCTGGAGAAGGGGTAAAATTAGATTCCTCTGTAGAAGCTAGACCTACTCCTTTCTTAACTAGTTATTATGGGGACTTCTCTACCACATATCTTAGAGCAACTCCCAGTATGGACGGCGATGGCAATTGGGGTTGGGCAACTAGAAGAATATACCGTCAAGACGTGGCTACCGATTATATAAAGTTAGTATCCCCAGAAATATGTGTGTAGAAAGACGGTATAGAATAGTATCTGAAAGACGCTAGTTACATGGATATGGTTGGAGCGTACTTCTCACCGACTTCCTCTACCGCAGGAGACACTGTATTTGCCACAGCGGATTAGACTCTAAATAATAACGGAGAGATAATATCTTGGGTTAGTATGGAGGACTTTAACAGTGAGGTTGACAATATCGTTTGGCATAATGAGGTAACGGTAGATACGGATAATTCTATTTATAGAATAAAGTGGATTAATAGAGAACGATCTAGTGCTGGAGTATTAGGTTTCTCTGGTATGATCTCAAAGTATTATTACCCTAATTTCTAGAGTAACTCAGAGTCTGGAGCAAACGTTAATATTACAGACTGCAAATATGCAACCGATATACCTTATAATGGTGGTTAGGATCTATCTGCATATAGATTTAATGTAGGTGAGAGATAGTTTACTAACTGGGCGATGACTAACTTTAGAGAAACGAGTGCGCAGAATATAATGGGTCCAGCAGGTCCTGCATTAATTGTATATGCGCAAGGTTATCATACTTGGTTTCCCGGAGTAAACGGAGTCCCGTCTGGATTAGAAAGTGAACATTCTATTAATGCTATACCTGTAATTAACATTAAAAGAAATGTATCTAATGCCTATGGTGGTAATACTTACGTTAGTAGATAGAACTCAGTTTATATTTCTATAGATAACTACGTTAGAGTAACAAGTACAACTAGTGTTACTATAGATGCATACGGAGGTGATATATACTTAGGTTTACTTGACTATCCATGTATGTTCACTTTCTAGATGAATGACGCTGCACAATGGAGCTGGTGTAAGTCGTTTGTAGGTGCTTATATACCGTTTGAGACTAGTATAAATACTAATTTGTATAATGGCGATATGGTACATAGATCTTATACTTCTAGTAACTTCATAGACGTTCATCTGTAGATGGAACCACAACAGACTCAGCAGTTCCATGTTCAGGATAGACCTTACTTTGTATATAACTCTGTATACTCTTCACAAACTGGAGCTAAGCAATTCGTATCTAAGTCTATATATGATGAAAGTGATATGCATACTAGTAATAGAATACTAGTGTCATAGGCAAAGACTAATAACGAGATACTAGATAACTGGACATAGTTTAAAGCTGCAGATTACTTAGATGTAGATAACCAATACGGTGGTATAACTAATTTAAGAGTATTTAGAGATAAATTATTTTACTTCTAGAGTGAAGCAGTAGGTATTGCATCTGTTAATGAAAGAAGTCTTATTACAGATGATAATAGTAATGAACTAGTACTTGGTACAGGTGGTATACTTACTAGGTTTGATTACGTAACTACTATTAACGGTAGTTCTATTAAGAATGATAGAAGTATAACAGATTCTGACACTGTTATGTATTGGTATGATTTCGATAAGAACGAAATCTGTGCTTATAATGGAGCAGTAAGTTCTCTGAGTAAGGAAAAGAATATATAGTCGTACTTAAATGAGATGTATGATAAGAAAAGAAATGTAAATCTTGCGTTCTATGATAAGAAGTATAATGAAGTATGGTTCAAGTTCTACGACAAGTCATTAATATTCAATGAATAGATTGGTAGATTTACTTCATTCTATACATTTAATCCTGATTGGAATTTGCCATTTTCAAATAAGAATGTAGTAATCAAAGATAATCTATTCTACGTAATTAATACACTAGATACAGATGGTTTAGGTGAAGTAGATAAGACTAGTCTGATTAGAATAGTAGTAAACAAAGATGTAATGTATACTAAGACTTTTGACAATGTAGCTATATTTGGGTAGTTGTTAGATGCAAATGGAGCAAATACTACTACTGGTTTAATAGATTATATTCTATTTAATACGAAACATCAAACTGCTACTGCTACTAATCCTACCTTTGATTATAGAGAGAATACGTATAGATTACCTATACCAAGGTAGGATGATAGCGAACAAGATACTAGTATGTCATTCCCTGCTAGAATGAGAGGGAAATGTATGGTGTGTGATTATCATTTTAACTCAGGTGATGAGAATACGTTTAGAATACCACTTATAACAACAACATATAGATATTCATTAATATGATTAAGAAGAAAAGAAAGATTAAAGTTCCAGCAGCTTCATTTGGTTTATTTGGTGGCTAGAATTCTAGAGACATGGAGAGAGCAACTTAGGCTAGTCTTTAGGCAGTTCGTAGCGCACCATAGGTAGACCCTGATTATATAGGTAGCATGGGTGTTACGGAACAGCCTGTACCTACCGGCAATGAAGCAGTACAATAGCAGTAGCAATAGTAGAAAGGAAAGACTAGAGGTATTAACCCTAATGTGATGTCTACAATAGGTACTGTTGCAGGTGCATTACCTGGAGCAGTTTCAATGCTTACTAGTATCGGTTCAGAAAGTACTGCTACTACTGGAGCAGACGCTGCTAAACAATCTGTACAGGATATAATGGGAGGAGCTGCTACAGGTATGTAGTTAGGTTCTGCATTAGGACCTATGGGTGCTATGGCTGGAGCAGCTATTGGAGCTGGTGTAGGTTTGATTGGTAAGTCTGGTAGAGAAGCTGAGATGACTTCTTTTACAGATTATGATGAAGGTACGCTTGGTACTGGATTAATTGGAGCTTTTGGTAATAAGAGATTACGTAGAGAAAGAGCTCGAATAAAATAGAATGCCTATGCGAATAGAGCTGCTATACAAGGCACTGGACAATTATAGGCTGATTACAATCTAGAACATGGCCAGATGGATGCTAATACATTTGCTTATGGTGGTATGCCTACTAGCTTAGCTTATGTAGACGATGGTGAGCTTATATCCACTCCAGACGGAACTGTAAGTAAAGTACCTGAGTTGGGTAGACCTACTGATAGTAATCTAGTTCAATTACCAGGAGGTAGTAAGATACTAAGCGATAAACTTAAAGTGCCTGGTACAAAGAAGACATTTGCTCAAGTAGGAGAAGAAATGATGGCTACTAAGAAGAGCAAGTTTAATGATATATATGCACAGAATGCTGCTAAACTTAATGAGATGAATAATAAGAGTATACACGATTAGCTTTTTGAAATGTAGGAAGCGGTAAAAGCTAAGAAAGGTATTAAGAGAAAATATAAGAATGCTGTAATTGCTGCTGAGGATGGTATCGTAATACCATATACTAAATAGCCGTCTTATTCTAAACGGTATTAGTTAAGGCAAGACGGTACTCTTAACTTTACTGCAAGACCTGATGAAACCGTATCTGTTGGTAACGTAGTGATGTACGAAAACACTCCTTATAGAATAATTAGCAAGTATACTACAGGAAACGCTAGAAATTCTCAGTGGCTCGCTACTCCGATTGAAGGAGATTTCACATAGCCAACGAAAGTTGATATGGGAGATTGGGGATTAGATTAGTATCTTCCAGAAATAGTAGTGACCCCTAAAAAAGAGGTTACAGTAACTCCTACGCCATACGCTGCTACCGTTTCTAAACCTAGACGTAAGAATACTTTTAAGTTGAAACCTTCTGATTGGATTGGAGAAAACGATGTAACTTATGATATTGATCCAGATGGTTGGAGAAGAGAATGGACTTCAGAAGATTTGCCACTAACCGAAACTACAATTACAACTACAACTGCTCCAAAACAGCGCGATAAAGATCCCGATAGAAATCCTATAGATTGGACTGGTATAGCTAGTGGGATAGCGGGTTTAGCTCCTATTCTGTCTAATCTTAACACTAGGCCTGAGTATTAGAATACGATATATAATCCGTTTGCTAATGCTACAATGACTACTATGCGTAATCGTAGATACGATATTAGCCCGGCAATAAGAGATATTGAACGCAATAGAGCTATAGCTAACTACAATGAAAGTTAGATGAATACCAATACTGGAGCTAACATGGCTTTTAGACTACAGAATGCAAGTAATACTGCTAAAGCTATTGCAGACATTAGATCTCAATAGAGCAATGTCAATAATCAGTATTTAGCAGATTATGCTAATACTCTTAATGATCTAGGCAGACAATGGGCTAATGAGAGCATTAGAGTACAAGATGCTAATATGGCTAATAGAGCACAGGCTAGAAATATACGTAGGGCTGGTTTAAGTGGTTTAAGTCAGTGGATGCAGAATAGAGAACTTATGCGTAATCAACGAGATAGAGATAATGCTATGTTAGCTCTATATGAACCATTCTTAGAAGCTGGATTTACTACTCAAGATATGACTAAATTTAGAAATTGGTTGAGGAGGACTAACGGATAATGGCAGCAAATAGATATGATTAGGCAGCTTAGATGCCTATACTTAATACATACGTACCAATTAATTTTGGAGAACTGTATAGAATAGGTGCTACTCAGAAAGCAGCTGTTGATGAGGCTATTGCAGATATAGGTAATGCTGTATAGACGCTTGGTGAGTTTACTTCTCCGTCAGATATTGATACAGAAAACTACTATAAATTATCATTGGGTTAGATGAATGATTTAATAACAGAAGCTTCTACTGACCCAGATAAATTAAAAGATGCAGGTTTTAGAGCTCGTTTCTACGGTAGATTAAACAATCTAAATTATGCAGAACTTAGTAGGCTGAAGCAAGGAGCTGAAAACTTAGAAACTAGAAATAAAGTAGCTGCTGAAATGAAAGCAAAAGGTCTGTATAATGAGAATTGGGATGTGTACTACGATAAGTCTGGTAACATTATACCATTTGATGCAAGCAATTATGATACATTGCGTAATGGTATATTAGATCAATTGTCTCCCATTCAGTATAAATCCATGAGAGATATTATTGCTCCTTATGTAGATGATATTAAACCCACCTTTATTGAAGGTAACATTAACCCTCTTACTGGTAAGAGACTTCCTTTTACTAAAGGATACATGGCTATTACACAAGAGCATTTAAATAATATTCTCGATAGAAATATTAATGAGATACTTAGAACTCCACAGGGTCAAATGTGGTATAGAGATATCGCATAGGCGGTTAGTGCCACTAATCCAAATGCAACCGATGCTGATGTAATGCAAGCGTTCAGGGATAATATGCGCAGAGACGCAGCGTATAAATTAATAGCTTCCCCAGTTGAAGATGAATTCGCCATGAAGAGAGCTTTACTTAGAGAGGAAGCTGGATATAGCGCTCCAACTGGTCCGATGTTGGGATGGAACGACATACTTTCATAGCAACACGCTGCTTCTGTTAAGAATACAGTAGCAACAGTTGAAATGACTAATCCTGAGTTTAGAGCTAAGTACGACGGAATATTCAATAATTTAAATCAGCAATTGTCCGGTTATACTGAACAAGCTATGAGTAATTCAGAATTTTCTAACAACTTTAGACAAGCGTTAACCGTAGCTATTAGCAGTGGTATGGATCCAAATGATCAATCTGTATTACAAACCGCATTATAGTATGCTACTACTAAATCTAAATCGTTAGACAAGAATTTCTCTAAACAGTTTAATAAGATTCTTGAAGAAGCTATTGGTACTCATAATGCGATGGTTGATGAGGCTACCGGTAGAATACTACAAGACATTTTTAATAAGAAGTTAGCTGGTCCTTAGAATCCGTATTCTCCAAACAGTAATATCAATCCGTTTGAAAATATTTTAACTACTCTAGATAGCGGCCAACCCTATTATAGTGAGTCTAAAGTACATGAAATGTATCAGGATGGTTTAATGGCTATTACAGAACCCGTTTCAGATGCTGTATCGCAAGAAATAGAGTCTCAAATATTTAATGAAAAAGATAGGGTAAATAGTGAGCTTGGATATATATATAATCCGTCTGGTCGTTTATTGTCTCCTAAGAAGATTATCTCCAACAATCAATATATAAAAGGTCTGGCAGACAAAGCTGGATTTGATATTAATAAAACTCAATTAAATAGAGATAGCTTTTGGGGTAGTTGGGCAGGAGATTAGAATTACGACATTGAAGAACAAATAGCTAGAGGTACTTTTGGTAATGTAGCAATAGGTAATGTACTAGGATACTTAGATACTCCAGAAGAAAGAGGTTATGTAGTAAATGTAAATGTCCCAATGAAAGACATATTAAAACACTACGATACAGTATTTTCTACAGAAAGTAATATTGAAGATGCGCTAAGTAAAACCTACCAGATAAGCAGCTCTCCTGTAGGTAAAGATCAGGAAGGTAGTAGATGGGATGGTGGTTATCTTACTACTATAATGGTGATACCTGAATCTAATAAACAAATAGATATAACTCACAGTAATAGACTGTGGCAGAAGAATGTAGGAGTAAGCAAGACACAATAGGGATAGATTAGCCAAGACGATACTTATATGCAACAATTAATGGGTTTTAAACCTGGTATAGGTCTAGGTAATTAGTAAAACAAACATAATATTATATGCCAGATATTAATTTTGATTTAAGACAAAGTCTTAGAAACAGTAACATGTATAGGTATAATGTGGATAGCCCTTTAACTGAGTAGGCATACTACAGTGGTTTTAGGGCTACTGATTATGCCTATGATTACGATTTTATTGACTTTTTTAAAGATGCAAAGCACGCTTTGTATCGTATGGTGTAGGATGCAGAAATGCAAGAAGCTGCAGATAAAATGCTGGTCAGCAAACGTAATCAAGATGACATAAATGAGTTATTGGAAGCATACGGGTAGTTGCCTGATTCAGATCCAGAACAAAAAGCACAGTTAACTGGAGCTATCTTTGATGCTACAGAAAGACTTAAAAAGAATGGAGTCATTAAAACAGATGAAGATGTCAATACAGACAACCTCCGTAGAATACTTGACATAAATAAAAAGAATTATGAGAAAGCTCTATCTGACTATCAGCACAATGAAAAACAGTTGATGGAAGATTACGGTAAACACGACATTAGTCAGTATTACAATCGTGTTTCTAATGAACAGATAACTTCTGCTCGAAATATGCTATTCTCTTTACCTGCTACAATGGGTAGCAGTATGGCTAGTCCATTCTTACAAACTACTAGTATGGCAGCAGGTATAGCTGGCGCCAAAGCTGGTGCTGCAATAGGAGCTTATGTTGGTGGTCCTGTTGGTGCTGGTATTGGCGGAGTAATCGGTGGTGCCGTTGGTGGATGGTTCGGTGGAGGGCAAGCTGCTAGAAAAAACGAATCTCATATGGAAGCTTTTGGCGCTTACAAAGATCGTGTATATCAGTTAGCTAAGAAAGAAAATCTAGACCTACAACCGATTATACAAGACGTTAAAAAGCAATTAAACCAAGAAGGAGTTGATACTACTAACTATACAGACGATGCTGTTTTATAGAGATTATTAGTAGATCAAAACTTAGTGTCTGGCTCTAGTACGTTTGATAGAATTGCTAAAGACGCTTATCTTGGTACTCGTAGAGTATACGAGATGAATAATGCTCTTGGTGTCGGAGAAGTAATCTCCGATCTTACTTACGCAATACCTGCTGGTAAACTATTCGCACCTCTCGTAAAAGGTTTAGGTAAAGTTACAAATAAAATCACCTCGAACCTGATGAAGAGGTTCAGTAAAGGTGTAGATGTAGCCAAAATGGGTTCTTTTTTACGTAATGAAAGAATTTTTAAAGAGGTAGCTTCTCAAGCAGCCGGTTTAGTTGTTAGAGGTACTATAGAAGCAACAGAAGAAGGCGCCCAGCACATCATAGCTGATAGACTAAGTAAAGGCTACTATGATGATCAGTACGCTAATGATGATATATTAGACTCGTTTGAGGACGGATAGGTGTTTTCAGATATCCTTGAAAATACCATGCTTAGAGGTAGATCATTAGGTGCGGTATTTAACTTAGATCCAGAGTATAGTAACGACCAATAGATGATGGAAAGTATGCTATCTGGTTTCATATTACCTGTCGTTACTCCTCAAGGAATAATTGGTCAAGCTCATAGTCTAAAGGAATCATATGATAGAGTTAGATCCAGTAAAAGGGTAGGTGATTACTTTGCAGCTAATCTTGCGGCTCAAGACCAAATTGCTAGAAATCAAGCGCTGTTTAAGATAATGCGAGAAGGAGTTGGTAGTGAAAACTATAATCAGGTATTAGATAGAATACAAAATCAGTTTAAGAACAGAGATGAAAACGGTATTGTAAATAAATACAATCTGAATACATCCGTATTAACAGAAGACGGTTCTATACCTACTGACCAAGATATCGATGATTATTTCAATAATCAGCGCGAAGAGTATGCTAAATTAGTAGCTACTAGAAAAGCCAGTACTAAAAAACTTAAGGCTCTAAAATTATCAGGAGAAGATCAGGACACTTATTTATCTTTATTATACAATGCCGAATAGGACTGGAATACTGCTGTGGATGAAAGTAAACAAAATATCTCTGCATTACAAGCTTTAACTAGAAATATAGATGTTTCTAACATTGTTACGAAACTTAAACTACCGCAAGGTTCTGACGAAGCTGTTAAAGACTTGATGTAGATCAACGCAGAAATAGATGCTATTGATGGTATATTAGATTCATCCGACATTAAATTACGTTTGAGTGCAGCACTGAATAAAAGAGGAACGGTTAGTCCGTCTGATATCAGCAATACTTCAAGGAGTATCGATGCTTATCTTAAAGAGAAATCCGCTCTTTTGACTGAGCGTAAATTCATTTTAGACACTTTAAAGGCCTAGGGTGTATCTTAGGAGAATATAGAGGAACTGACTAATAAAAGAGTTTTCTTTGATCAGTTAGAAGATTCTGCTAAATATTAGACTGTTGTAGAGAACACAGTTTAGAGTCAGGCTTTACAGAATTTATTAAGAGATAAATCTAATAAACTAAAAAATGGCAATAAAGAATATATCCAACAATAGATAAGTAAATATAGACAAACAGTTAGACAATAGGAAAAACTAGCTGATAACGCAAACGCTGCTGCTAGAAACAATACTGTCCCCACCGTACCTACTAATCTATACGACGATTCAAAGTTGGTAGATAAAACTAAGGAACAGATTGATGAGTTAGCTCAGCAAAGACAATAGGAACTGTCTACTTAGGTGGAACAGTTTAAGCAATTGGTTGACAATATACCTGAAAGTAGTTTCTTAAATAAGATAAAACAGCAGGTAGATCGTTATACTAATTTAGCTACAAATGATTAGGAGTATGCTAGAAGTGTAAGCAGACTAATGAAACGTCTGTCTGATACTTACTCTGCAGACAAGATTAAAGATAAGACTACCGAGGAAGAGCGTAAACAACTGAAGCAATTACAAACTGTAGCAGATCATTTAGGTGAGCAGATGGATAACCTGCTTAGATATGCTACAGAACAAAAGGCTAAAGCTGAACGTCATTCTACGTCTTTCCAAACTAATTCTAGTGTATACACAGATACTCAAGGTAATCGTTATGTATTTGATATGTCTAAAGCAGAATATTCTGAAAACGAAGGTTTAATACTTCATCTGAGACCTGCTGATGAAATCAAAGATATTGAAACTGACGAACTTGTTAAGAACCTAGAAAATCGTGTAAAAGAGCTGAATGAAACCGAAGGGAAGAGTGAGGAGGATAAGATTAGAGATCGTTCGTTAGCAAACTCTTTGCAAGGAGCAATAGATTAGCTGAGAGAGTCTTCTAATAAGAGACAAGAAATTGTATTAAGAGCAGACGATCCTTTGTTACAGGAGCTTACGACAAAAGACAATGCTGGTAACGTATCTCCTTTTGTAAATACTCTTAATCGTTACAATGAGACTGTTTCTAATCTAGTAAAGAAGAATAGGAGTCATCGTAATATGAAAACATAGATGGCTCAATCTGAAGGTGATGTTGAAACCGTAGGTGAGAACTTAGTTGGATTTAAAGCTAGAGATGAAAGATCTAAAGTAAAACAGGGTGGACTGGTTAAGCCAAAAGCATATCCGTTAAAGGACGCTTTTGGTATTAAGCAAGCTTCCAAGTTATTAAATCCTTATCATAAGGATGCGTTCTGGCATGGTTATATTACTATGGGATTTAAAGATGCAGAAGCTGCTAAGAAATCTTTTAGTGAAAAAGATGCCGCTGGTAACAACCAAAAACGTGTAGAAGCTGTATCTATATTCCATCGTATAGGCGGACAAATTGCTTATGCGAAGCAACATGATAAGTTTAATACAGAAAATATCTTTAAACCTTTAAGGCAGCTTATCACTGGAGAAGCAGATAAAGTAAAGATAATGGGTACTACTCTTACTAAAGAAGAGTGGGATAAGATGGTATGGGCATTACCCTTAAAAGCTGTACTTTATTCTGGTAGAACTGGCAGGCAGGCTACTACCGTATACTTTGCAGATTTCGCTTCTAGGAATTATTCTAACGTTCCTTCTGCTTCTGAAATTGCAATGAGGGCTGATTACATAGCTAACTTGTTGTTATCTTATCATAGACCTCAAGAAACAAGCAGTGATGAAGAAGTTGACGGTATGCCTGAAACTAAGCTCGAGCGAGTACTAACCAATAGTATTAATGTACAAAATGGTGATGTTCAACTTACTGTAGGTGGGTTTAACTATAACACTACTACTCAACCTATTAGTTCTAGTATAATATTCCAAGATGAAGAGGGTAATCAAATGTCTGATTCACAGATAAATGATCTTTACGATTCTAGATTAGAACAATACGGCGAAGAGATTAGTGATAGCATAGATGGACTGGTGGTTTTGGCTCAAGAGCTTGGATATGAAGTCAATAAACAAGATTTAGAAAAAGTAGACGAAAACGGAGTATCGAACGCTATTAAACTTATAACTGCTATAGTAAAGTATGGAGACGGTAGAATAAGTCTAGAAGATACTTTGTTACCTAACTACATTCGCCCTATTCTTGGTTTAAACACAAAGACTACAGAGAAGCGTAAGATTGGCGCCAGAAATAGGGATAATGCTGTCAAGCTCTTAGAATACGTACAGAATAATATACCTGAATTGTTTATATCTTATAGAAACTATCAAGATGAAAACCAACTTACTCCTCCTGTAAACATTGCTGTAGAACAAGCAATGAATAGAAAGCGTAGTTGGTTTAATCAAGAAGGTTCGATACGTATATTAAAACCTGAAGACGGTACTACTGGTAGATACATTGATACGACGTACAGCGAAGAAAACGTTGCTCAAGTAAAAGATATCATGAATAGATTTGAACAAGCTATTCGTGAAAGTAGAACTGCTGATGAGTTCTTAGCATCTATTAAGTCTATGGGCTATGAATTTGAGCTTAAAGGTAATAAACAAGCTGCAGACACTGTTCTTAAAGAATACTTTAACAATAGACGATTCCAAAGGCTTAGACAACCTACTAATATAGTACACGCTATAACTGAAGGTACGTCTACTCCTTTAAAGAATCCTTCTATCAATTATTCTAATCTTAATAGGCGTACTGTGCACCGCCAAGGTGGAATTGCTAAAGTCAGTGCTTTAGGTATTACTAAAGACGAAAACGGAAGATATGTATTCTCTATTAAAGAATTTATAAAGAATAATATAACAGGTCAAAAAGATGCGGAGGAAAAGCAACCAGATGAACTTGAAACAGCTATAGCCGAAAGAGAAGAACTATACGACAACTATAGTAAAGAATTAGACGCTATAAGAAGTAAGAGTAATTTAATTAACTGGATTCAAGAAAAACAAAAAACATTTGATGAAGATCAAACAGCCTAGTTATTGCGTACTAATAAGAAAGGTGAAACTGTTCTTAAGATAGATAATATAGGACAGACCAGAGGTCTTATTAAACAATTCTTAAGTGAGAATCTGGCTAAGTTTCAAAATGAGTATGCCGAGTAGTACGCTAAGACTATACAAGAATAGATTGAACAAGAAGATGATTAGGTTAAGAAAGGTAAGGGAGAACGAGCCATATCGTTTGCTTACGCTTCTTATGATGGTTCTATAATTTACTTTGACAACAAGGGCGTTAAACACACCATGATGAACGCACAAGGTACGGCTGGTAACATGTACTTGATTATTCCTGCATTCTTAACTCCGTTTGGTCGTGATGCTGTAGCTAAATTGAACCCTAAGAAATTAGATGACACGAGCGCTACATTTATTGCAGACTTGTTCTTAGAGATAGTTAGAGGTAAAAGTCCCGATACGTTTGCTAATGATATTACTACAGAACACGGTTTCAAAGTAAATTCGTCTATGTCTATTAAATCCTTACTAGAGAGTTTAGTATACATAGGTAGAGAAGCAGTTATAAACAATCCTGTTGACAATAACTATAAACGCTTACTATACTTTGATACGGATGGGTCTGTTAGATTTGGAGATAATGAGAATGTATTATCTGAAGAAACTTACGATGAATTTGTAGAGTTCCTGAAACAGTATAAGACATTTAGAGTAGATAGAAATCTCGCAGGGGATTATACAGCTACTATGAATGAAAGTTTATCTGTCACTGATTCAGAGGGTAATGTAATGATGCAGTATCAACCTAACGATAACTATGTATCTTACATTATTGATAATCAGATATTAACTACAGACTTAGATCCTAATAAGAAAGCTAGAATATTTAGTAAGCCTAGTTTATACTTTGACTGTAAGTTGAAATATAACTTTGTTACTCCTCCTCCTGCTAATGATCCTAATGCCGAAGGTAGTGCTACTAATAGCAAAAAGAAGGTACAAGAGATGGCAACCAGGGACGAAGTAGAAGAAACTTTACAGAATGAATCTACTACTAAAATACCTAAAGGGGCTCAAAGAACAGATGCAGATGCTGCAGCTATATTTGAAAAGACTTTGAAAGGATTCGTATCCTTTATGAAGGACTTGCTAGCTAAACGTACTATAACCGGCAATGAATTTGTAGTTAAATACGTTAATAAAAAAGACGGTAAAGTATATGCAGAGTAGAAGTTTGGAGTAGTCCTTACAGATGAAGGAGATGTTCAGTTAGACTATGACGATGGTGGAAAGTTAATAAAGCGTTTATATACAGGTTTAAAACTATATAAACAGTTTAATCTAATCGTATGTGACGCTGATGGAAATCCTATCGAACAAGACGGTAAGCCTATTAGTTACACTGTAAAAAATGTTCCTAAGAAGACTGAATCTCAACCTCAAACCGCTACACCGCAAATTCCGGGTGATGCTCAAGGAGCTTTAAATTGGTTCTTACAAGCTATATTTCAAGCTGCACAAGGACAAGCTCCACGAATGGGTACAGCTCAACCAATGGATGTTCCTACAGTACCTACTGCAGCTACTCCTGGTAATGCCCCTGTTAGTAACGCTGCTCCTATAGGTTTCGTAGGATTGGGTAAGCCTGTTTAGAAGGAAGCAGAACAAGCTAATGACCCTAGAGTAGAAAAGCCTTCTATTGTAGTAACAGGTGAGGAGTTTACTCTAAGGAACAATGGTATAGAAGTACAAGGAACAAAGGAAGATACTTGGGACGATATTGAAAGTCGTCTTGCTGAGGCGGATGAAGACGGTCTGATGACGGATAAAGAATTTGATAAATTTAAAGAGCTTTTCGATCAAGCTAAAGCTCAAATAGAAACTGGTACTCCTCCTGCGCAACCTGCACAAGGTGGTGGAGTCGGTTGGGGAGCGCAACCTACGCCTGCTAGTAAATTCTTAGGTCCTACACAAGCACCCCAGGCTGCTCAAGGAGCAGAACCTACTGCAACTACTGTTCCTACATTTACTGAATTATTAGGGTTTACTAAAACTAATAAAGAAGCTCAAAGTGAATTAGAGAGAGCAGATAATATTGCTAGAAGTAACATAACTAACAAAGACTCTGCTGTAGCTCACTATCAAGCTGCTTTTGCTAAGTACCTACAAAACAAAGGAATGAGTAGAGTAGAATCTCTGCAGTTTGTAAGAAGTAATAAAGAACTCAACGATTCTATTAGAGATAGATTGTATGGTAGAGTATTTACTGGTTCTATACTTAACTTCTTAAACGAACGTGTGTAGAAAGAAGACTTTGATTCTGCTATAGTCAGAGCTGAAGCTATACTTGGTAAAGACTTTGATCTAACTTTCTTAAGCGATACCCCTAAAGTATGGGATTAGTCTAGACAAGCGATGATCTACGTATTTGGTCAATGTGCTTCATCTGGTATTCGTTTATTTAGAGATGCAAACAATCAAATCGCTAAGGGCTCTCTATATCACGAAGCCTTCCATAGGATTAGTCTGTTCATACTGAATAAGGACGAAAGAGCCAAAATGTATCAACATGCGAGAGAGTCTTGGCCTGAAACCGTTGGTATGAATGACTTCCAAATAGAAGAGTTTTTAGCGGATAGATTCGCAGATTTTGTAAATGATTCAGAGCAACGTAAACAAGGTAAGTATTATTCTAGTAATAGAGTATTTAGATTCTTCTAGAAAATTTTCGATAAGATAGCTGAAATTATTAACAGACTCACTAGTCACAATATAACTCCCAGGTATGTTAATATGAATAAGTTATTCTAGGATATGTATTCTGGTAGATATGCTTACGCTAAAGCTACTAGTGAGAATATAGAAGAGTTTGACAAATTATATTCTGGATTTAGTCCTTATACTGGTTTCAAGGTAAACGGAGTTGAAATTGCTAATAACGTTCAACAATATCATAACATTTACAGAGACCTAGTTGGTAGAGCTATACGTACTAGTAATCTGCTACATGTGCAGGATGGGTCTGTAAACGTTTCTATGGCTCCTATAAAGGCTCAAATTTAGGCAGACTTAGTTACGTACCAGAAAGCTTTAATGTAGCTTGATAAGGCCTCTAAAATGGATTTATCGAAGACTCCTGGTATGCAGATGTATAGTAAGTAGGATATAGACTACGCTATATTGCAAATGCTTAATCTAATAGATACTAGTAAGAGTATATTGCAAAATTGGGAAATATGGTCTGAAGTAGTAGGTAGAGACTTGAATAGGCGTTTTAATGCCATTAAACATGGAGAAGATAAACCTGATGAAATTGCCAATGAAGAAGTGGTTGACGGAGGAGATGAACTAAAGGTACCTCAAAGTCCCGCTCTTGACAATACAATGTTCTCTAAGAATCGTGATTCTTACATGACTAACATATTTGATGCAGCTGATATTAGCATGAAGATGTTATTGTGGAGTATTACAGAATATGATGCAAATGATCCTAACAGTGCTAAGTTTACTCCTGAAGGTTTACTTGAATATACAGATGTAAATGAATTGTATGTTAAAATTATTTATGCGATTCAAGGTTCTGTAAATATTCAAGACATGATGGATAAACTTAAAAATGCTGCGGATAAGGAAGTAAAGGATAATAACTATTACGGTTTAATGTAGGTATACAATATCCTTAATAGCCCTGATACCAGTCAAGCTATTATTAATCGATTCTTTACAGACTTTGTAAGATATGTTCATCAATTCCAGAACTTTGAGTTTACCAATAATCCTGTAAAGGTGGGGGATACTTATGAACCTCGTTACGATGCAACAGTTAAGAGTAGTAATACAGATATGATTTCTCAAAAATTAAATAATAAGTGGAAATCATAGATGATGATTAAGATGGCGTAGCTGTCTGAAACTCTTACCAATACTGATTCCAGCAGTAGAGCTAAGAAGTTTAATGCAATTAAAGAGCAACTTCATGCGGTAATCAAACAGATGAAACGAGACAATATACCTAGTATAGAAGCGGTTTTAATTAAATTAAATGAACTGTTTGGAGTAGGTATGATTACTGGAGATGTTACTAGAGATGCCAGATTATATAACACTCTATTCAACAGAAATCCTAAACAAAATGCCTTATTAGGTTTATTTAACTCTATTAAGTTATTAAGTTATAAAGACTTAATAGAAACTAAAGATAATAAACAAGG